CTTGGATATTTTCTAGTCGCATCTACAATATGTTTTCTCATGTCGTTTAAAAACTTGTCATTAGAAACAATCATATCTTTTAATTTAACTTTTGGTAAAGTAAAATATGAATAACTTTTTTCTTCATCATGTAAACTTGACATTTTAGATTCCATATTCTCATTAGTAATTGAAACTAAAACACCTGGCGCAACACCTTCACCACCACCTTTTTTTGCTTCGGAATTTACAGCAGTCTGTTCGTCACTATCTTTTTTATCTTCACCATTGTCTTCTGATTCTTGTTTGTTACCTTCACTAGACTCTGCGTCTTTACTTTCACTAGACTCTTCATCTTCATCTGTCTTGTCACCTAAGTCATAGTTTTCAGCGATTGGGTGATTATCAAAATCAGGTAATTTTTTCATCTTCTCTAAATCTTGTTTCTGCCAATCTAACATTAGTTTAGCAAGGTCAACAACATCATCAAACGTATTCAATGCGTCAACCTTACTTAACCAATTATGATCAACATTACTAAAACAAATCGGTAATCTTTTTGAAGACTTATAAAACAAGTTGATTTTATCAATCAACATTAATTCTTTGTTTAGGTCTTTACCATTAGTACCAAAGAAATTTTGTTTTTCTAATATATCAAAACCATTTAAGTAATTCTTAACAACACCTGGGTATTGTTTTTGTATAATTCTATCTATTCTACAATCTTCTAATACATTTACATATGATCTTAAAGAGTCATCTTCTATCTTTGCCCAACCATCTGCTGGTGTATGTAAAGCGTGAGCGCATTCGTGTGCGATTAACATATCGTAAACATCACCTTTTTGATTTTTGAAAACTGGTAATGTTAAAACTCTATGTTTCGTATCAAACGAAGCGGTTTTAACTTTGTTATGTTGTACTTGAATATTCTCGGTAGCGATTAACTTTGCGAGAATTGATTTTCTATCTAAATTTATTGTTTGTGTGTCCATGTAGCTAATACTATCAGGATCAGCTGAGAAGTCAACCCTTAAAATTGCTAGTGTTTATCTGGGTTATTTGACGTAGATGTTCTTACTTTGTTCTTTTTAACACTTTTTCGTATATATTTGACGCTAGATTCTTCATCATTAGGGGTGCAACCATTCTTCCGATTCGTTCAGCTTGTTTATCAAACTTACCTTGTAAGGCGTAATCTTCGGGTAATCCCATCAATCTCTTTAATTCAGGTATAGTAAACTTTCTATTTAACGCATAATGAAATACACCTGATACACTCATCTGTTGTCCTCTTTGTGTTAGTGTTGGACAAGGTAAATGTGGCGCTGGTCTTATCATATTAAACATTGATCTTTTAGGGTTTATATCAATAAAGTCAGGATCACTAGGTTTTCTATGTTTCTTTGGATTAAATTCTAGTAGTTCTATCCACTTCTTTTGAAAGCCATTTTGTACATAATCAAATAACTCTTTCTCTTGTTCTGGGTCATTAACCACATCTTCTATCGCTTCTCTTACTCCTATGTGTTTAGGGGTAACTGGCTCTGGATATATCTCATTTTCTAAAGTCATAAAGTTAAGACCTGCTTTTTCCATAATGTCATGTCTTATCGCTACAAAGAAACATCTTTTTCTATCTTGTGGTGTTTCAAAGTCAGCGGCACTCAATACTTTATATACAGTTTCGTAACCTAGTTTATCAAATTCGTTTACAATTCTATTTCTATATTCTTTGGCTTCACCCATTGTGATACCAGCAACGTTCTCACCAATAACAACCTTTGGCATTATGTCTGCTGTAATTCTAGTAAATTCAAAGAACAAGTCTTCTATATTTTCTACTTGTTTTCCGTCTGAATATGTCTTGGTTTGATCCCAACCCTTTTCTCTTTTACCTGCGATACTAAACGCAGAACATGGTGGCGAGCCATCTAGTATATCTAACTCACCTTTCTTAATACCAGCGATCTTTAAAAAGTCTTCGCCTGTAAGTTTCTTTATGTCATCTGGTAAAACAGGTGTGTTTGGATAGTTCTCTTTGTATGTTTCAATCGCCGCTTCTACAAACTCATTAACAGCGAGTATCTTACCACCAGCCATTCTATAACCTGTGGAAGAACCTCCACCACCAGCAAAAGTAGATATAACATTAAACAACTCTTTATTAGAGTTATCTATTACATCTTTCATATAATAAGGTTTGTATGTCATTGTTTATATACTATCAGGTTTCTTTTAAAATGTCAATGTTCTATGGTAAGTATCTATTATCTCTCTTAACGGCTCTCATTTTTGAAGCCTTATCCATTTGTTTCTCTGCCTTTTTGTAGGCTCTATCTAGTTTCATTTTACTAGCATATTCAGTAAAGTTCTTTCCTAGTATATGATCATATTCGTGTTGAAATATACGAGAAAACATACCATCTAAAGAACCTTCTTTTAAATCACCCTTTTCATCTTCATACTTAACGACTATCTTACGTGGTCTTGTAATAGATAAAAATACAAATGGGAAAGTTAAACAACCCTCTTTCATAACAACAGTATCAGCGCTAGCCGATATTATCATAGGATTAAAACAAGATAGTTTCAAACCATTTTCTAAACCAGCATGATCTCCTAATACGAACATATTGAAAGGTAACCCAACTTGATTACAAGTTAAACCTATTCCACCATACTTTTTCATTGTTTCAAACATAGAATCACTTAACTCTTTTCTATCTTTAAAGCCTTCTTCTTTTAACATGTCGTCATTAAAAGGTGCGATTGCTGATTGTACTCTTATATCTGTTGGTGGTATTAGTTTGATTTCTTTAGCCATTTTTTAACTCCGTAAAATTATGTTCTTTCTTAAACTGAATAATGTTAGTAAATTTATCAAATAGTATATCTCCTTTGTGTGATATAATAAAGATATTCTCTTTGCCCATATTTCTTACAATCTTAAAGAAATCATCTGTACCTTGTCCATCTAACGAGCTATCAAATATTTCATCTAGTATTAAAAGATTTGTATTGGCACTGTTCTTCATCTTCGCAATAGCACGCCATGTAAATACTAATGCTAAATCTATTCTCATCTTCTCACCCTCACTAAAGTTATTGTAGTCAAAGGTATCTCTATGTCTGCTTTTTACTTCTTCTTTAAATTCTTCATCTAAATAAAATGATACAAAGAAATCCATAGATTGTAGATGTTGATTAATTAAACTATTCATAATCGGTAGATACTTTTTAATGATTTTAGCCTTGGCACCTTTATCAGATAATATCTCTCTAGCAACATCAAGGTATTTCTTCTCTTCAGTAATTCTAACTAGTTCAAGTTTTGTTTGTTCTAGTTGTTCTTGTAAATCAACCAAACTCTTTTCTATATCTTTATCATCTTCGTTCTTACCATCTAGTAATAATATCTCATTGTGTAATGAATCAGAAAATCTTTTAAGTTCTTTTAGAGAAGATTCTACTTTAGATAATGATATCTTATTCTCATATAGTTTATCTGATATACCATTAAACTCTGTAATCTTGGTTTCTGTTTTCGCTAGTTCAGCCACTAAATCTTTCATACCTTGATTAAGTGTGACTACAACAGTTCGCTCTTGTTCTATCTTTTTGTCTCTAAATGTTTCTTCAATCTTTTGAGTACAAGTTGGACAGTTATCATTCTGTTCAAAAAACTCTAAATTTCTTTCATGCGTTTTTAAATTTTGTTCTATCTTTGTTTCTAGTTTCTCTAATTGTTTTAGTTTTGATTCGTATTGAGGTCTAGTAGATACGCTGATTTCTAGTTCTTTATATTCTTCTTCTAGTCTTTCAGACTTTCTTAAATATGATTCAGTGGCGTCTTTGTTCTCTTGTAGTTTAGCTTTCTTAATATCACTATCGCCTGAGCTTCTATTCTTTAATTCATTAAAGTGTTTTGTTTGTAATTCATGTTTAGATTCTATTAGATCACATTGGTGTCTAGCTTCTACTATTTGTTTACCTAAATCTGTTTGTTGATTTCTAGTAAGTATATCCATGTGTGTCAATACTCTTATGTCTAGTATTTCTTCTACGACCTCACGTCTATGTCTTGGTCTCATCTGCATGAATGGTTGATAAGAAGAAGAACCTAATACAGCAATTTGTTTAAAGGCTCTATAATTCAATCTTAATATTTGATCTTCTAATATCTTTTGATAATCAACACTAGAAGCATTTTGATTTTGTAATACACCATCTGAATAGATTTCAAATATACTAGGTTTAATACCTCTTATTATTTTAAAATTTTTTGTTCCAACTTGAAACTCTAACTCAACGACTGTATCCCCATTATTAATAGTATTAACTATCTGTTCTTTTTTGATTTGTCTAAATGGTCTATTGAATAACGCAAAACATAATGCGTCTAACATAGTTGATTTACCAGAACCATTAGCACCAATCATCAAAGTCATTTGTGATTTGTTTAGTTCTATCTCAACAAACTGAGAGCCTGTTGATAAAAAGTTCTTCCATCTAATTTTTTTAAATAATATCATCTTTCACTTGCTTCAGTATATAAGTCTTTCATAACTTCTTTAAGTTTGTTTTTATCTAAATCACTATCTATCTGTTCTATATAGTTACCTAAAAAAGTAATTGTATCTTCACCTTGTTCTAGGATATTGTCTTTTACAGATGCTGTTACGTCTGGACTTAAATCTTCTATTATATTAATTTCGTGTGTATCTATTGTGGTATGTAGTCTATCAATTAAATTACTAAACATTTCTTCATTAGTTTTATTAGTTATAAAAACTTTTACAAAGCAATCTTTAAAGTGTTCTAAATCTAACTTACTATAATCTTCTTCTTTATCATTGTAAACTAATTTCTTATGTATTCTAATTGGGTTAGGCACTCTTGTGAGTTCTCTTGTTTCTGTATCTAATATATGAAAACCTTTTGGACACTTATAGTCTGACCAAGTAATTTCATATTGAGAACCACAATAATGTATTTGACCATCATCAGATTTCTTATGAAAATGACCAGAGATAACTTTTTCGAATCTATGAAACATCTTCTTATCTAAACCATGGTCATTGAAATGTCCGTTGTGCATTTCAAAACCTTTAATTTCTAAATGACCTAGAGCGATTTGAGCATTACTTGTTTCTATTTCATTAATAGAGTGGTTATGGTTATCATCACATATCCAAGGTATTAAACAAATGTCAGTTCCCCCAAAATTTACAGTAGTTGCTTTCTCATATATCCATGGTTCTTTTACTCCATCAAATGTTGAGCATAGTTCTTTGATAGCATTTACTTCGTTTGTATTCTTAAAGTATGTATCGTGGTTACCTAATATGATATGAGTATCAATACCTTCTCTATACAATCTATGCATAAAGTCTTCTCTAAATGTATGAGCTGTTTTGAAGTTGATAAACTTTCTTCTATCTACCACATCACCTAAATGAATAAGTGTTGTTATGTTATTCTCTTTTAGATATGGAAAAAATATCTCATTATAGAATCGCATGAAGTAATCCAGAAATGCGGAACTATCGTTTCTCGCACCGAAGTGCGTATCGTTCAGTAGGGCTATTTTCATAATTTAGAATAGTTTAGATGTAGATTTTCTTACTCTTGTTTTTTTAACTTTCTTTTCAACTTTCTTTGGAGCAGAGTCTTCCATATTTAAATTCTTTTGTAAAAACTCTCTAAACTGATTCTTAAATTCAGCGTCATCACCTGGTTGTAGAGCTACATCATCATAATTACTATCCATAATAAGTCTATGTTTAATAGTAGTTTGTTTCTTCTCTTTTTGTATTCTTCTTATGAATGCGTAATAGATTATTTGTGTAAAGTATGCGAAAGGGTTACTTGACTTAGCTGGATTGAAGTTGTCCAAGTATTGTAGACAGTTTTCAATACCATCACTAACCATGTCGTCTCTAAATGTATAATTTATGAAGTTAGGTCTATATGATAAGTGATTCGCTATCTTTAGAAAACAACTACCAATATAATCACTAACCATTGGTTTATCTTTTTTCTCTCTTTCGGCTTTTCTTACACTTTTTCTATACACAGTCATAGCCGCTAGAAATTCTTTATTATTAACGTAATGTTCTTTTTTTGCTTTACTCATGTTCTTAATATATCACCTTTCTCTATAAATGTCAATGTTTTAAGCGTGCTTAATTATATTTATTTTGCCTTGTATCAGCGTTGACTTTTTCATCACTTTGTGATACAATGAGCTTGTTGAGCGATCAGAGGAATAGAGTCTATTATAGAGTCTATTAGTGTAGCGTCTTAGCAGGAATATCATAATCATCAAATTCATCTTCTTCAAATATCTCATTAACTTTATCATTGTCCTCGTCACTTAACCTCTCTCTTTTAAATACAGTCGAGGCTTCTTTATTACCTATAGGCTCCGACTTATCATATCCTAAAACAACATGCGTATAAGATTTACACATATCAGGATTAGCATTTACAATAGTCAGTATCTTATCTTTTGGAATAGTTAAAACTGCGTCTCTAGTATAAGGAGACCACTTTATTAAAGCTACATAGTCTTTTAAACCCTGAGCTGTAAACTGTGGAATATACTTTACTTGTAGAGGTCTATTTAATCTTAACAAAGGAGACTTCTCTCCAAGTTGTGTCAGTGGTAACGAACAAACTATATCATCACCATTAATTAACTTGATAATCTTAATTGGTTGTTTTTCCATTTTTGCTTCCATTAGTTAGTTCTACGTTATGAATTTCGTAATTAAAGTCCTCGCCATTGTATATATTTATTCTTTCTTTAAAGTGCTGTAATGTATAGTTCTCTTTACCATTGTAACTAATATCATCAGATAGATCATATAGTGTCGCAGTACCATTATCATCTTTAAGTCTTAATCCTCTACCAATACTCTGCAGATTTCTTATCCTAGATTTAGAAGGACTAGCAAAAATAATGTTATGCAAATTCCGTATATTAATTCCGGTTGAAAAAGTGCCGTAACTAGCAACAATAATGGCGTTGTCAGATTTCTCGGTAATCTCTCTAATCTTTTCTCTTTGTTCTGTGTCAACTCCTCCGTGGACATAGAAGACTTGTTTGTCTGTTGCTCGTTCTCGTATAGATTCATATAAGTTCTTTCCGTGTTTTTCTACATATTGAAATAGGCATAGTGTGTTACCATTTAGTGAAGTCGCCAAGTTTCTTATATATTTATTTCTTTTCTCATTTGACACCAAGTAATCCATTTCTTCTTGGTAAGTCTTATCTTTTAAAAAGTGTCTAGCAGTTTGATCATGTTGTAATACTAAACACATAATTTTTAGTTGTGCTAGTTTACCTTTTTCTATTAACTCACTTGTTGATACTACTTTATTCACAGCACCAAACAAACCCTCTAATACTAATTTGTGTGTTTTACTTCCATCTAAAGTTCCTGTTAACCCAACTCGGTATTTGGTCTTTTCTAATTTTGTCATTAATTTTGTAAGTGATACAGCTTTGAATAGATGAGCTTCATCACCTATAATCATACCAAATTGATTAGACCATTTCTTTGGTAAATTATATACAGACTGCCAAGTGGATATGATAACTCTCTTATTAGTTTCTTTTTCATGTCCAGAATATATCCTATGTACATTTCTTTCACTATTATAACCATAGTCCTTAAAGTCTTTAAATAACTGCTCTACAAGCGATGTAGTGGGCACTATAACAAGGATCTTGTCTTGTTTAGTATCTTTAAGTCGTAATAGATTATATATTAACATAAGATAGATTATGAGAGATTTACCACTGGCTGTAGGAGATACTAATAAACATCTATCTTTCTCAACAGAATACTTAAAAGCTTCTCTTTGATAATCTCTAACTTCATATGGTAGTTTAAGAGCTTTGATTAGTTCATCAATCTTACTATCATCAACTGTCTTCTCTTTAATCTTTGTTCCATCAACTACATGTATATTGTTTTCTTTACACCAATTCTTTATATAAAGATAGAGACCAGCATATATCTTACCAGTTGCATAAGAGAATAATCTGATCTTGCCGTCCCAAACTCTATTCTGATATGCTGGCATAAACTTATAACCTGGTACTTCAAATGTAAAATACTCACCAAGTTCTCTACGAATATCAGCCTCAGCTTCTATCTTTAGATATACTTCGTTTACTTTATCTATGATTATGTATCTAGTTGTTGTCATTATACAAAAATGGTGTATTCAAAAACATTAGATTGCGCCAGATGTAAACTTACGCCAGTCAATTGCGTTCTTTATTTGAAAACCACGATTAGATATTTGTTTGATTGTTCTGTCTAAAAAATCTATAACTGTTTGAATGTAATCTACTTTTTGTTTATACTTGGCTAATTCAGGATCAGCATCTAGGTACTTATCAACATCTGTCTTTAATAACTTTAAGTTGAAAGGTTTAAGAGCATATACTTCTTGTGGCGCTTTACCTGTATAGTATTCCCACTTTTGTTTTCTTTGTGTGTAGTATTCTACCTGAGCTTTACTTAATAACAACTTAAACTTTGTTAAGTGTTTCATAAACTCATTATGAAGCGCTGGTGTCTTCAATGATTCTATATCTAATTCTATATCGTTAATCTTTAGTTTCTTGTCAGCCAAGTCTTGTAATTGTTCCAAATCCATAATAACTCCATTATATTCTATTTAACTATTTAGTCTTGTTTTTAAGTCGTTCTTTTCTTCTCGCCCACCCAAGTCTCACTGCTTCACCTATTCGTTTTTTTGTTTCCGAATCGTGGTGTTTTCCACCAAAGGGATTATCCAAACCAAACTTACCATACACAGGATTTTTATTTCCCATTTTACACTCACTTAATTTCTTCTTTGTTGACTCTAAATGAGGTTGTCCTAATCTCGCCTTATTACCCTTCGCATTTTTATTTCCTATTTTCGCCATACTTTGTTTCCTTCTCGCTTCTTTAGTCGCCTTTCTTCCTAGTTGCGCATATCGTCTCGTCAATTGTGCGACTTCATAACTAGGTACCTGACCTGATAACGCTTTCCACGCTAGTTCATCTTCCCAACGCCCAAACTTCAAAAACAATTGTCTATGCGCTTCAGCGTGTTCATTAACAGTTAGTTCTATTAGATTACTAGGGTCGTCTGTACCACCCGCATGTCTAGGTATAATATGATGAGTATGAGTCTCTTTCATATATCTATTTATACAGTCGAGTAGTTGAGGACTAGATTTAATTTGGTTTAAGATGATGTTACTGTTGTTGTAGATGACCCTATGTTCGCAAAGTCATATATTAAATAACTAAATGATACAGTCGCAGTTAGATAATCTATATCAGCGGCCTGTTGATTATAACTTAATCCAGTTAGTCCAGTTGGATACATATCTCTAAATCGTATCTCAACTTGTGAGTTGTTTTTACTTGAAAGTACAGTTAGAGTAGCGTCAGATAGTGTTGGACCAGCATCTGCCGCAGCGTACTTCGTTTTACCAGCTTCAGTAGAAATGTTAGATGTATTTCTTGTAGGAAATCTATCATTACCTGATGCTAGTAAATTTCTAAATTCTTTGTTATCTCTCGGAAAACCTAAACCAACTAACCAACCATGTATCTCTTGGAAGTTCTCTAAATTTTCATCTACCAAGAACGTCATTTGTAATGGTTCATAAACTAGTGTATCACCAGGTATAGGTATCTTCTTTAAAGGTGTTGCTTGTGTTGTTTCACCTAGATTAACACCAGGTATATTTACGGCAGTACAAAAGTATTCTACTTTAGGTAATTTAAGAATACTAAACTTAAACTGTGTAGGACTAGCGTAATCTAATTTTGTAGGTTGTCTATCTATCGCATTTAAAGTTGTCATAATACTATTTAGTCGTGTCCTTATCCACCTGTTCCCAATCTCTTTCTGTGGCTAGTTTCTCTAATTCTCTCTCTGTTTGAGTGAGTATCTTCTTTTTTTCTTCGACTGCTTTAATTCGTTCTTCAATAAATTCTAGTCTATTCTTCTTATCAGGAAACAATGAAATAGATATACAAGTCAGGATAAGCACGGTTACAAATATCCATAGGTATTGAGTTAATATCTTTTTCATAATACTATTTATAATTTACAACATATCCCTTGTGTTGTTTTAACTTACCTTGAGCGACTTTAGTAAGATTACCTTGATCTAAATTATGTTCTATAGCGAACTTACGTAAATTTTTGATTGTTCTAGTCTTGTTGTTGTGTGTTATTAGATAAGTCTTTGATAGGGCTTCAGCAGCTCGCTTCTTTTGATAGTCGGTTTGTTTCATACCCCATGTTCTAGTTGCCGCTAGATGTTCAGGTGTTAATGTTCTTCCTTTCACCACTTTCATTCTAGCCTTTAATGATTTTTCTTTAATCTCTTTTGTATGCATATGATGAACCTGTGCCTTTCCATTCGCTTTATATACTTCCATAATAACGTCTTTACTTTCAATTTGTCCAGATAGTCCTTGATAGGCTAACTTGTCTTGCCAATGACCACCAACTTTATATAGTCTCTTATGTTCAGCGGCATGTTCTTCTATTGTATATTCGATTGTCTCTTTAGTTCTAATTCTTTGACCATTCTTAAATATGATCTTATGATGTAAATGTTTCATATATCTATTTATACAAACTTTATGTAACAGTTAGACAAAAAAAAGGCGACCCGAAAGCCGCCTTTTTAAATTGGTAACTCGATGGATTACATCAAATTAGCTATCTGAACACGTCTGTAGTATCTGTTAGCATTTGCTGAACCAGCATCTGTAACACCACTAACTGCGCCTGAAGCAGCTCCAG